GTGATCAGCCCACGCAGCGCGTCGGCGAATGAGTTTCGCAACGCGAACCCACGAGCCCGCAGAGCCAACATCCTCGCCGGATATTGTTGCCACGGGCCGCTCTTTCCAGCGAGCCCGGCCTTCTCAGCGTCGGACCACGCGAACCTCGTGACGCTCGGCGATGGATATCCGCGACGCTTCACCGTGCAGATCGCCACCATCGCTCTGCCCTCTCCCTCTATCGTCTCTGTGACGTACTCGCACTGTGGGCTCGTCTGCACGAGCGCGAGCGCAGCATCGCCCCAGATTGTCGGCCTGCCGTTGATCACGGCGATCGACTGTAGGCTCTGCATCGGCGACAGCCCAACCTCAGATCCATGCTGGATTGCCAACATACAGCTCTCGGGTTTGCCGCGAAAATCCTTCGGGGCGAACTCACTATTCGCCACCATTTTCGAGAACCGAAACGCGTCGTCGAACGTCTGTAGTGATATGCCCCTCGGCTGTGTCTGCGTGCTAATTTCCATTGTCAGATCCTCCTATCGTGGTTTCCAAAATATCGCAAGGATCAACAGCGATCCATGCCCCGCCGCAATCGACAGATACTCTACCGCTGCCAATCGTAATCACTCGCCCGGCCCAGCGTTTGCCGGCAGTGAGCCCGCGAACGTAGTCGCCGACAGCCGGCAGTTGTGGCTGCGGTGGCCGTCCGTAGGTCATCTCCATTCCGAGAGTCGCAGCGTCATATTCGCGAAAATGTGCGTCCATCGTATCTCCTAGTTATTTTCCAATCGGTCCACCCGCCTGCGGAATGCAGGCGGGCAATCGTCAATCACGCCAAAACCTTGTCGATCGCCGTCCCCACGTAGCTCGGGAATCGCGGCACTCCGTCGTCGGTCAGCTCCTGGTATCGGTAGGTGATGATCGAGCCGATCGCCGGCGGGCAGTCTCGGTCGGCATCGGATAGCCCGGTGCCGACCGAGAACCTCGTGCCGTCTGCGGCCTCGCAGAGTAGAGCCCCTGTCCTGCTGGCGTTGCGGCCCCTGCCTGCGGTGTGGCCGATCACTGTGGCCTCGGCGTCGCTGAACGATTTTACCTTCAGGAGGCTAGCGGATCTGCCGACCTCATATCTGCTGCCGGCTGCTCGCAGCATTAGCCCTTCGCCGCCCAGATCCTCTACGCGGGCCAGCTCTGCCTGTAGGTGGTCGGCACCCAGGCACAGATCCTGTGCGACGATCTCGACATGTGCAGAGTCTCGCAGGCTCGCACGCCAGAAATTGAGGCCGACCTGCCGCTGCTCGAATGTGCCGGCCATCTCTGGCGCGTCGAATACGAGGTACGTCACCTGTCCCCACTCCAGGCCAGCATCACGCCGCCGCACGATAGAAACGCATCGCTGAAACTCGCCGCGTCCTACCCACAGCTCGCCATCGAGCGGATAGGACGGCAGTTCGCGAGTGAACCATGCTGGTGCATGGTAGACGTTGCCGAGCCGCGAAACGAATCGCGTGCCATCCCACCAGGCTCGCACGCCGTCGAGCTTTTCCGACATCCAGTAGCCTGTGGGATCTGTGTCGGTCATCCATTTTTTCGCCAGCAGCACGGGCGGTGGTGTTTTGTCGCTCATCGTTATCTCCTCGTTGATTTCCAATCGGTTCCACCCGCCTGCAACACACAGGCGGGCAATCGTCAATCGTCAGGCTGCGGCCGCTGCCGCGACCACCTGACTGAATGACCAGACACGGCCGCAGTCGTTATCGTTCACGGCGTAGCACTTGGTGGCATTCGCCCAGGGCAGGTCGGATGTCATGTCCGGGCACATCTGGATGCCGATGACCGTGATGCCCAGCTTGGCAAGGCGTCGCACGGCCTTGGCGGAAAAATCCTTGGCGGCAAAGTCGGCTGAAAAATTGTTCATCGTTCTCTCCTCGTTCTCATTCTCTCGGTCTCGCGTGGCTGATCGCCACGTCATGCCAGTAGTATAGCTATCGGGACAATGCCCGTCAAGGGGTAAATAAAGATTTTTCGGAATTATTTCCAGCCCTCAGAAACCCTAGAAAACAGGCCTTTTCGCTCAATCCGCCCGGAATCCTCGCTTGGGCCTGCCTACTATAGGAGTGCCGACTGATCGCCGGCTGGCCCGGGCCGCGAGCTCGGCCCGATCGAACACCACGCTGCGCGCCGAGATAGTGTACGCCCAGACAGTGCCGAGCCGCGCGAGCTTGCGCACCTGCGACATGCTCTGCCCGAGGATCGCTGCAGCCTCGCGGCAGGTAATCGCGTCGCGGCCGTCGATCGTTATTTTTTTGCGGTTCATTACTCCACCCTATTTCCGATCACGTCGTAGCCGACGCGATCCTGCAACCGTGCGATCTGCACGAGCAGCACCTGTCGCTCTGCCAGTAGGTGCAGCACGTCGCCGGCTAGCGTGCCAGAGGTGCCCGTCAGCGCCCCGGAGAATCGCTGAGCCAGATGGCTGATCATAGCAATGTCATTTTCGGACAGCATGTAGCGTCTCCGCTCGTAAAAACGCCAGGCAGATCATCGCCCAATTCGCCGCATCGACGAGGGCATTTTCGTAGTCAACCTCCTGCCCGTGCGCGAATCGCTGCATCCTCACAACGCAGTCACTCAGATCGCAGAGAGCACGACGCCACGGCTCGACTCCGCACGCTGCCGAGGCTGTGACGTTGGCGAACGGGTCTGCCGCGTCGCCGTAGGCTGCGGTCTTCGCTTTGTGGATCGCGAGTAGCTCAGCGTGGATCGCGAGCCAGTCTGCACTGGTTGGTTGCGTCATGTGGGAACCATACTCCCGATACAGGCACTTGTCAACCAGCAGCGGATCTCGCCAGCGTAATCGCCCGCGAAACGAGCAGCGCAGCGGCGATGGCCGAGAACGGCAGGCCGCGATCCGCCGCTGCCTGCCTCATCCATTCGACGATTTCTCCCGTGCGGCGAACGCACTCGTCGACGCCCCAGGCGTCCATGCGGGCCGCGAACGCCTTGCAACCACAGCCCTCGATCTCAGTGATCCAGAGAGACGCGAGTATTTCGGAGAGGAATGCGCCAGGGCCTTTTGTCCGTGGGCGTTGCGGCGGCGGCGGCACGAACGGCTCGACGAGGGCGTCGCGAGTGATCGCGTCGGGCAGCGACTCCAGGTACTCGGCCACCATCGCCAGCAGACGGTTTTTTCTCGCCATCAGATCCGCGTCGATCGAGCGGCTCATTTTGTCCAGGTGCAAAAACGGGCCGGCAATCAGCGATCGAGCGGCGACAACGGCCTCGCACAATTGCGGCGGCAACCACTCAGGACAATCGTTGACTGTGGGCACACCTCGCTGGACGATCATCGACCGCTGCCCGTGCGGCTGTCGCTTGAGCCAGATGCTCGGCCACAGGCCTCCTGCGTTGGCGTGCAGTAGCGTGATCGGCCCAGGCATTGAGTCGATGCTCCACGGAGCGAGCGCGATGAAGTCCTCCTCTAGATAGAGGTTCGTGGCGTCGGTGTGGAAATAATTCGCCATGATATGGACCGGCACAATCAACCCCATGTTTTGCGTGAGCTGAATTGCGTCGGCACCATCCATCTCTGGCAGCGTCACGTCCTGCGACGCAATCGCCAGCCGGTGGGTGTCTAGCAGACATTTGCGTAACGAGAGCCGAAAGACTTTCAGCACGTCGTGCCGATCATGCGTGGCGGTAAATAGGTGGAGCATTATGACGTTGACCAGAGCAGGCAGTGATATTCAGGATCGCCGTAGCCGGGATTTGCCTGCACCCAATTCCAGTTGCCGGAGCCGATGATATTGTCCCAATCCGTTTGAGAAAAACATTGGCCAGCCGTGCCGGCCGTAGATGTGCCGTTGGGCAACGCTTCTGGGAACGGGTGCTCGATGAACATCCACTGGATTTCGCCGAACGACGGCCCATTTGTCTCGCACTGGCATTGCATGAAGACGAACATCCAGCCGCATTTGCCGCTCGGCTGTGACGCCGGGAATGGTTCTTCACAACCGAATGGATTCGATCCGTCCTTCGTGCAGTAGGCGTAGAGGAGGTTGCCGAAACTGCCGCCGCACGACTCGATCAGCGTACCTGCTGGATTGAGTGACGCGAAGGTAAAGAAATTGTCACCAGTCGGGTAACACGTTTCCGGTGTGTTGCAGTCTGCCAGCATCACCGCAATCGTCTGCTCGTTGAACGTGCATGCCTCAGTCGGGCAGCAACCGCAACACGGAGAGCACGGGAGCAGCATGGCCTAGCACTCCGCAGAAATGACGTAGTGCCGGCCCTGATTCGCACGGGCCACCATTACCCATTTGTCAGTTTTAATCGTCGCGAATTTATTTACGCAATCGACGAGTAATACCTCTGGGTCTGAAATCGTTTCGGCATTAGGTTCGCCAGCCTCGTAGACTTTTACTGTCGCCAGATCGCCCTTAACCCATTCCGTGGTTGTTTTGCACAGACGGATCGTAAACTCTTCTTCGACGACGGGCAGCTTGTTGACGGCCATGCTGCGGTCGCCGCGCTCGTGCGCCGCCACCGCTCGGCTGATTCGCTGCATCGCGTCGAGCGAGAGCGTGTTGATTTTTGCCACGGCCCGCTCCTATGCTGGATTCCTGAGCTTACCGAATCGTGCGAAAAAATCTCTCCGCTTGTAAAGCTGTATATCCAGCGCACGTAGCGGATCGCCAGGTGCAATAGGCTCGCCATTAAACAGGCCAACGGGCGTTTTGATTGGCCTGCCATCGTCTCCGAGAATCGACTTCTTCTTGTAGCCATCTTCGTTGACGAGCTTATGGAATCCAATGTCCCACGGTTTGAAATTCCAATTTTCTTCGCGATATGCAAAGTCCCACGAAACCTCCCACGTCTTATTAGACGACAGCCATTTGCCAGAGCAGCCCTGACATTTCCACGTGTTGATGTCGCCGCCATTCCATACGACTGAGTTCGTTGTGTTTGTGTAAAATAACGACCACGGCCACCAGACATCGATGTCGGCCTCGTACATCGTGAACGTCACTTTCGGTTCAGCCTGTTCTTTTTCGCATCCGTCAACGAGCGGCTCTTTTGCTGAGTTTGCAATGATGGCGCCATCCACGTCCTCGAATGTCGGCACTGTCGTAACGCTGGACGAGGCAGACCAGTAGGCGAATAGGCCAGCGACAGGATCATCACCTGGGGCAGGCTCTGCCGGCGGATCTTCGACAGGTGGTTCTTTGTCTTTCGCGTCAAGCGGAGCGTACTGAAAGCGCACTGTATACGCCAAGCCAGAATCGTCTGCGGCCTTCACGTCGATTGATTTGACGAATGATTCGGCATTCTCCGGATGCGTCTGCCCAAATGCACCGCACGCTGCAACGATTGATTCGAGCGACTGGAAATTGTCGTCAGTGCGGACTGTCCACTCGCGATCATATTTCGCGACGGCCTTGAGCTCGTTGCTTGCGCCGCGGCCGCGTGGCACCTCGTAGACGTAGACGATCGCCATGCTGCTAGACTCCTGCCGACGGTGCCAAATCGTACTCGTCTACCTCGACTGCATCATTGTCGAGCTTGTCGTTGATTTGTTCTAGCTCTTTGAGCTGCTTGTCGGCAACGGTGTTTCCGCCGTCGCCGCGCATGATGCGGAACATTTCCGTGATGCCCTCACGGCTGCGTGAGTCGATCCCTCGCACGGCCTCCTTGACGCCCGTGGTGTCGAGTTTGACGGCAGGTGCATCCTCGATCTTTAGCGTCGTTGCCGTGGCTGTGTCGATCATCCCTGCGGCGGCACGAGCCTTTGCAATTGCCTCGTCAATTCCTGTGACGAGCGGGCCTGCGATTGCCTCGCCGGCAGTCGCGGCGTCGCGGCCAAATAAAGCGTTGCCAGCGTTCTCCGCCCACGCGGCCCCGGCCTTTGAAATTTCACCGCCGACGCCAGCAGAAAAACCTTGCAGTTGCTTGATCCCCGAATCTAAATTAGACGTGTCGAATCCCATCCGCTCACCCATGAATGCGGCTGCCTGGAGCATCCTCTGGATGATCGGCGCCAGCACAGCGCCAGCAACGAGGAACGCGACATGAAGCGCCCGAGCAACGGCCGAAAAATAGTCTGCCACACGCTGCCCGTCGGCCCAGACAGCAGACCAGCTCTCGCCGACGCTTGCGATATACGCGAATGTGCTGCTCAGATTTGCAATCAACCAATCGCCGATGACGGCCAGGAATTTAGCACCCTGCAAAATGCCCTCGCCGATTGCCTGCCCAATATTCGCGCCGCCACGATCGCCAATCATGTTTGCGAATTTAGTCGTAACCGCAGCGATGGCCGGAGCTAGGAACGCGTCAATCTGGCCGACGACGCCCTTGATTGCGGCCGTGGCGCGGGTGAACGCGTCGCGCATTTCCTCGACGTTTTTTGTCTGCCCGCTCGTGAGTGCGAGCCCGAACCGTTTGGCTTCTTCAGTGGCTGCTGCAATACCTGCGGCACCGCCTGCAAATAGCGGCAGCAATTCTGCGCCGCTCCTGCCGAAAAGTTTTACTGCCGCTGCGGCTCGCTCGACCTCTGAGGGTAATTTTGCAATCGCATCTGTGATTGCGCTGAATCGCTCCGCCGCAGTCATGTTGTTGAGGCTTTCGACAGACATGCCAACATCGTTAAATGCTGCGATCGCCGTTCGCGATCCACCTGCGGCCTTGGCGAACGCCACGTCGGATTTTGTGGCGGCCTTGCCAATGCTTTCCATCGACACGCCTGCGAGATCACCGGCCAGCACTAGCCCGGACAGCTCGCCATGTGTCATGCCGAGCCTAGCGGCGAGCTTTGCCTGAGCGTCAATTGTGCTGGCTGCAGCCTGGCCCATCGAGATCAGGCTCGACACTGCACGCGTTGCCCCTGACGCAATCGAGCCGAACAGCATGGCTCCCTGAATACTGGCCAGCCCGCCGAGCCGTGCCTTGAGCGACATGATGCCCGACTCCATTCGCCGCAGCGAGCCAGTCGCCTGCCCGATGCCGCTCGTGAGGCCGCTCGTGGAGGCTGTGAAAACCGCTCGTACTTTGCCAATGGTTGCCATGATTTATCTTTCGCACAACTTCGCGAATTTTTCTAGCTCTGCCGCCATCTCTTCTGGTGTCTGTCGCGGCCTCATTGGATCGTAGCCCGGGAGAAACATTTCTTCGGCATCGCTCTGCATTTTCGCTCCCATCGACGCCGCAATCATCACCGTACTCCGTGCCGTTCGCCGCCAATGCCTGCCGATCGTTTCGATCCGATCAAAAGCAATCCATTCCTTGAGCTGCTCGACGCTCATCTCTCGCGACAGCCTATCTACGTCCCATTCGCCGCACTCGAGCGCCAGCCTCATGAGGAACTGTCGCATGGGCTGGCTTCTGATTTTCCCTCTAGCTCGGCAATCTCCACCTCGCTCACGGCCATCATTGAGGTCGCCTTGTCCCAGATGCGCTGTAGCGCGGCAGCGGGCTGGTTGCCCAGCGCGAACGCTTCGGCGTCCTTGAACAACAATTTGCTATCCGCATCACACAAGAACATGCTCGCGATTTTGCCTCGCCAAATTGTTTTGGGTGTTTTCTTGTGATCTTGGCAATAGATCTCCCACGTATCTCTGGTGTTTGCCGACGGCCACTTCAGCAGGACGGTGTCATTCCACTCTGGAATAAATAGCTCTACCGGTGGCCGAGCGTCTTCTAACTTAAAAATAGCTTCCTTCGAGTCGAGCATTCATCATTCTCCTGTTAATTGAAACGTTGCTGTACCTCTAATTTTGTCGCCCACGGTGCCGCGAACGCGCGAGTCCTTCACAAACGCGATGCCTGAAGCAGCACCTACTCCAGCGACAACGAGCGCGCCGCGAGTGCCAATCTGTGGCACGGCAGACGCACCGATAAAGCTGATTGATATTGTGCCCGGCGTGAGTCGCAGCACGTCCTGGTACATCCACGCCACGCTGCCGATTCCTCCGCCAGTGACAGCAGAATGCCCCGACTCGAACGAGTCTGCATCGCCGCCAGACACATCGATGTCCAGTAGATTTCCGAGAGTTGCGCCAGCAAAACTGACGGTTGATCCCTGTGCTGATTCGGCCATGTTATCACTATGCGGGAATGATGTCCTTGACTGCAGTAACCGACGTTTTGATTTTGTCGCCGACGGCGTAGCCATCAGAGACAGCAGTGATTTTACAAACGACGCCAGCAATCGTGATGGCGGTGCCGGCAGCAAAATCGCCGCGACCAAAGTACGAAAATGTGCAACTGAATCCGAGCCCGTCGTTGTGCGTCGTGCCTGTATCGACGAGGCCACTTGGCTCGAAAATTCGGTTGGATCCCTCGGCCAATGAGAGAGTAGACACGTCGATCATGTTTGACGACGACGTCGTGTCAGCGACCGTGGTGTCGATTTTTACGTCGAACGCTGAGGCCGGCAGGCCCGACGGTAAGTTGCCTTGACTAGAAGGATATGGCATTTTGAAAACTCCTATTCTTCCCACGCGATCGCGTAGGTCTGATCGATCTGATAGACGGGGCTGGACGATCCGTCTGGAATGTCTGCTGCTGCATCGGCCTCGTCGACGAGACGCACACTTGAAATCGTACTACCATTCGACGAGCCGTTGAAGTTGTTTACCTCGCCGCGAACTTGCTCGGCGAGATCCTTGAGATCGGCATAACTCTCGCCGATTAGATGGACGAAGAACGTGCCGACAGGTGCCCCAATCAACACGTCGATAGCGTCCTCTCGGGCTGTGCCTGTACGCTCATATACGGCGTAGGGCATGACGGCATCGGCGGCGGCCAGTACCGGATAGGCGGCAACGCCTGACTCTTCGATCGATTCCTTTAGCCACGCCTCTGGGCTGATCATTATTTCTGATACCCCTTGTTGTACGGGCTGTCGAGTTCTCGGGCTGCCATCTCTAGTGCGTCTGCCATTTCTTTTTCCAACTTGCCGACCACAGGGCCGCTATACGCCGCGAGGAATCTCTGCAGAATGCCGTGAGGCTTGATGCCGCGATTCGTTCCGAACTCCAACCAAAGTGATTTGCGGCTTTCAAAGCCGGCCTTATATCCGATTGTGCCGAATACAACGCCGTCCTTGTTTCTGCCAATGTACCGCGACTTCGCTATAACGGCCCGCCTCAACGCGCCGGCGATGTTCTTAGGCTTCGCGCCCTCTTTCGCGACCACCATTCTCCGCTTGCCCTTTGGAGTCACGCCCTTGAGCACCGGCACGCCGCCTTTCATCGCTCGTTTCATCGACGCCTGCAAATGCTTCTTGGCAATGTGTCGCGGCAGTTTTGCGTACGCGGCCATCAGGTGAGCAACATCTTTCCGCGTGCCCTGCCAGTCGAGTGTGATCATACGGCCACCTCTTCGCACGTCAGTTCATGTTCCTCTCGATTATTTTTTTCGATGATGCTGGAAATGTAGAGCACCCTATTCGAGCGGCTCGTCCATATCAGTCGCATCTCTGCCGTGAGCCCGTCGAGGAACCTCATGCGAACCGTGTAGCTCGTTGTCCCGGAAATACGTGCCATACGATCGCGCTCGGAATACGCCACAGCCTCGACGCTCGCCCATCGCGTTGCCACCTCTGCCCAGGTATCGACGGGCTCGCCTAGAGCGTTGCGATCCTGCAACGCAATCTGAATCGAAACCTTTTCGCGCAGCGTGCCAGAAGAGATCATCAGTAGGCTCCGCTGTGGCTCTCAGAGGCCAACAGCACGTCGATAGCTATCGGCATATCGGACTGCTCGGCACCACGATTCGCGTACAGGTGATCCACCAAGATTAACAGTGCAGAGCGGATCTGCGGAGCCACTCGCACCGACGGCAGCACGCCGGCCCAATAAGTGATCTTTAGACGGCCGCTAGGAATACGGCTGAACTCGATCAGCCCAGGCATGGAGTCTGTGTCGATCGTGTAGTCGTCCGCGTCAACGTCCTCATCGTCGGCTGTAACGACGATTGGATAGTCCTCGCCGTCGAGCAACGGCGGATTTGGCATCTGGACGCACGCGTGAGCGTGGTCCCACGTGGCGCGGTACTGCTGTGCCACGAGTGCCACACCCATGCGTCGCTCAATGAGCCGCCGCCCGGTGGCGATCAGCCCGAGAATGTGGCCGTCGTCGTCTGTCTGGTCGGCAGTCATGCGTAGCTGGCTCTTGGCCTCCAGCAGCGACACAGGCTCGACGACAGGCCCCTCGATTAGTACGACGCTACGGGGTGTCACAGTCTGCTCCTATCGCCGGATGGTCGCTGTCCGAATCTCTCGCACGGCCGTCGCCGTCTCTGCTCGGCCGAACCCCAGCGGCTGCTGCGGGCCGTGTTCCATGATCGCCGTGCCACGCATTGCCAGCATCTTCGCGAGGCCATCTGTCACGTCCACTACATCGCCGGCTCTATAGGCCCTGTAGGATTTCAGAAATCTAATCTGCACATGTACCTCGAAACAAAAGCCTGGGCTCGCGGCCGTGCGGCCCAGGCTCAACTGTGAATTAGGACGTAGCCTTGATCAAAGCCGACACGTAGAGGTCCTCTGTGTCGTGATTCGTCAGGCCGAATCTTTGGTTGGCAACGAACAGCGTTGCCGCCTGGCGGATCAACAGCTCTTTCGCGGCAGTCAGAGTGAACCCTGTGCCGTTGTGTGCAATCGCCGTGGTCTTGGAAAAATCTCCATAGAGTGCCCGCACATTTGCCGGCAGCGATCGGACCTTGAAAACTGGCACTCCCCAGACCGTGGGAACGATCTTCCCGCCGCCGACCGCGATCGTGCCCTGCTGCGCACCAGCAACGTGCATGAGGTCGCCCCAGCCAGCCGTATTTACAATCCACGCCGTCTGGTCGACGATGCCATCGACCTTGCCAATCGTGTTCACGAGATCAGCAACTGTCGCATCTGCGCTCACGCCGAGCGTGACCTTGTTGCCCGACGGAATGCCGGCATAAATACCATCGATTCCGACATTACTGGAGCCGCCGAACATCGTCGAATCGAATTTTGTCGCGAACGCAGTAGAGACCGCGTTGGCCAAGAACTGAGCAATCCCCACAGGAGAGTCGTCGAGCAGCGCGTTGGAGATCGGGATACTCGCCATTGCGTTCTCAACAGTCACGAGCACTCCGCTTGTTTCAAGAATCTGATCGGCCACCTCTTCTCCCTGCACGACAAAATCAGCCTCTACCTCGCCCGCCTTCGGAAGCGTTAGCCGGCCCATGGATGTCGTGAACACCTGTGCAATTTGCATCGCAACAGACTTCCACGAGATCTGATTGATTATCGAGGTGTAAAGCTCGATGGCCGTCAGCTCTGCGCCTTCGAGCGCCTGGTTGGAACCGCTCTGCGGGACTGCAGCTCGCATCGCAACCTGTTGAATGAATCGTCCCGCTCGCATTCCTGCGGCAGGCGTAAAAATGCCTCTGATGTCGCACATGGGCTCCGGCAGTGCGGCCGCGCCGTGAGCGCCAGAGAGCGGATCGCAGCGGTCCGTTACGACCGCAGACCGGAGCGATGCCAGCCGTGCGTCGAGAGTGTTCTCTCGCTCAAGGAGCGGAAGGATTTCAACAGCACGCGCGTCGAGCACGTTCAGCCTTTCCTCGGCCGTTGCCCGCAATTCGTCGGTCTCGAATTTCGCGTCGCGAAGATCTGCGATTTCGGTCGTGATTGCGGCAACTTCGTCCTGGAGAATCCGGCGTCGCTCTGACATTTTTTCGCCCTTGAAGTAGAGTGAGGGAACGCCCTCAACCTATTCACAAAAACAATGCCGGCGAAGTCTGCCGTTCTACGGTAGAAATTTAGTCCAACCCCTTCGAGTTCAACGGCCGCGTGAGAACGTGTTGAATTTCCTTCTGGCCGATCGCCAACTCTTGCAGCGTCATCGTCTGCCGCAACTGCGTGTCGGCGATTTCGTGAAGCGTCTCAGACGTTGACTCGAGGAATTGTGTGTGTGATTTCACCACGGGAATGACCACCGTCGCATTCAACGAAATGCACGCCTCGCGAATGAAAAACAAAATCACGAACAGGATGGCCACTGGTACGCCGAAGCGTTCCATGATTCGCAGGATTGATTGGCTCATCTCGGTTTCCTCGACTCCTGCTGCCAGGCATCTATGGTGTTGCGATTCTCGACACGCTCACGCCACCA